TGGTGTCTTATCGTCTGTGATAGGATTCTCACGCACAAAACCTTGGAACAAGTATGATCTTTTCTTCCAATACTTACGACCCATTTCTTCTAAACTTTGGTCCTTAAACCAAGTTCTTACTTCTGCTAAGATTGGACATGCTTCACCCCACATCTCAACGCATGGTACTTGAACTGTGACTGGTTTACTATCTGCTTGGCCTTTAACGCCAGCAAACGGTAAATTGATCATTGCTCGTTCTGCCCAAAAGAATGTGTTTTTTGTGTCTGCGTCTGGAAGGAATCTAATGCGAGCGTTTGTGCCTTCTTGGATGTTCCAGTGTGCGTAGATAGCGTTGTCGCCACCACCTTGTGAATTACCGCCTGTGCCACGGTTTTCTGATGCTTGTAACTTTGCACGGATTTCTGCTAATGATGTTGCCATGTTATTACTCCTTGTGTTTTAAGTTGGTCTTTAATATGCCTAAACGTGTTATGCATCTATACATAATACGCTACTATTATTTATTCCGCAACGGTTATTTTCAGATATTTTAGCCAAAACAAAAGGGCCGTTAAGCCCTTTTGGTATTACTCTTATGTATTATTTTACGCCTGCTAATTTCTTCATTTGTTCTCTTTCTTGTTCATAGTCGGCTTGTCTTTGGTAAGCAGGTTTAGTAGTATCTACACCCACCCAACCAGGTTTTTTCTTATCATTCATGCCCGGTAATGTTTTGTTTGGTTGTCCTGGTGTTATGCCTTTACGTTGGAAAGTTGGTTTATCATAGCCACTGTAGTCTGGATTATCTGGCATTTCGATCGCTTCTTTAGCTACCTTTTCTGCGTTTAATTTTTTAATATGGTATTGATCATCTTCTACTTGGATAATATAGTTTTCATCTATGTCACCTACTACTTTGCCTTGGATAGTTGGTTGAGTTTTATCTCTGATCATATCGCCTACGTTAATTGCCGCTTCATTTAATGCTCTTTCAAATGCCTCTTCTAGTGTCTCATCTTTAGCCATCTTTTCTGTTCGTCTGCGTGCAACGTCACTCATGTGATGGATCTTGCCAACAGGATCTTTCTTCTTAGTTTGTTTTTTCCAATCACCTTCGTGTTCCCAGCCTGTTAATTTGCCTGTCTTGGGATCGTATGTTACTTTGTCTTTGGCTTCTGCTACTTCGTCTTCTGGATAGTCTACGCCTACTTCACGGTATACTTCACGGACCATAATGCTAACATCGCTTGAGCCTATTTCTTCCATTGGTGCGTGGAATGATGCTACATCACTTGCAGCATTCATGATACCGTCTGGACCTGCTTTTTTAAGTAACTCGCTATGATCATTAATGCTGTTTAAAATTCTACGTATGATCGCTGATTGTATTGATTCAATATTTGCTAATTGGTCTTCATCACCTTCATTTGTTGTTGCTAACATATTCTCTGTGCCACCCGGGATAGCCGCACCATATTCGTTGCCTTCTAACATATCATGTGCTTTCATATTAATGATATCGCCGTGCTGGTCACTTAATGTATCTAATTCGTCATCTGTTAACGCTGTACCATCTGTAAAAGTTGCGGCGCTAGCATAAGCATCTGCATAGTCCGGGCGATCCCATGATTCAACACCGTCTAATTCAATCGAGCGTAAGTCAACTTGTTTACCGTTGATCATCACAGGGGGAGGTGTATATGATTCATCTACTTCTTGATTATCTTCTGCTGGTTCTGCTGGCATATCCGGATCACCTATTTCACTTTCGATACGTTGGTAGACCTGTGGTAAGTTATCATATAACCAACTTGAGACTACATCACGTGCATCTGCTGTAGGATCAATTTCTGCAAGTTCTCCCAAACGATCAAATAATCTATCATCACCAATAATGTTGTATAATGAGTTTGTAGCATCTTGTGCATCAACACCTACTGGATGTTCTTCACTCATCCAATCAATTAATTGCTCAACATCATCATCAGTATCGGGAAGTGCCCAGCTACCTTCAGATAATTTGTCAGCCCAATTTTCAAATTGTTGTGCGTATGGATTGTTATTTTCTTTCATGATCGTATATGCCTTATGTACTAGGGGTAGTGCTTGTTCAATGCGTTCGTCAAGTGTTTTCTTAACAAACAATTCTTTTAGTTCTGCTACGTTTGCGTCATCTTCGACCAATGCTGGTTTGAAACTTTCTTTAAATTCTGTATAACCCTTTTTACCTTTCAGTTTCTTCAAGGTATTTTTTAGCAGTGCATGATAGCCAAATGCCGATTCTACCATTTCTTTAGTAACAGTATCTTCAAATGTACGACGAGCCATACCACGGACAAACGGACGTAGAGTAGTCATTTCACCAACCATCTCAGTGATGTGGCGACCTAGTTCGTCTGTAGGAACTCCGCCTGCGCTTACATGGCGTGCCATAGCACGTGCACCAGTTAAGTTTTCAAACGGTAATCTAAATCTTTCACCTTGATCATTTTCGACAAACACTGCGGCAATATTACGACTACGTGCACCATGTGTTTCGTCCATGATTGGTTTAGTATGCTGTAGCTTGATACGCACAGGACCAAAACTTTCATAGCTGCGATTTAATGTGCCATACATGCGACTTTCTGCTACGACTTCATCTGCATCGTAGGTGCTGTCAGCTTTGCTTTGTTGTTGGATATCACGATGTTTTAGTGTGCTGCGTGTTATGTCACGCGGCTCAAAGCTCAATAAATTACGTCGAGCAAACTCACGCAGTTCACGCAAGAAGCTGTACCATTCTTTCTTTTGTTCGTCATCTAGATCACTGCTGATGTTTTTGCTAAAGTAGACTTTTAAGCTGATTTCATCGATCAAACTCATGGTAATATTACCATGATTTGTATCATCTACAACATAGTCAAAGTTAAAAAATCGTGCTTTTTGTGGATCTGTAGTAGCCTTGGCGTTATCGTTACCTAGGCTGACATCTTCAAATCTATCACGGATTTTTTCAAATAGACCTTCTGCGATTTTGTTAATTTCTCTCATGTAAGTATTTATCTTAAAGAATTATAAACGGCATTGGCTCGATAAAATCATCTAAACCATCTTTCATAGCCGTGTCTAAACTAGCATCATAGCTCTGTAATAGCTGTGCCATGCGTATAACTAACACCAAGCTCATAACTAAGTCATCAGTTTCACCAGGTTTAGCCGCAAATCCAGATCCACTAGCTACAAAGGTTTTAAGCTCACTGATCAATGGTCGACTATATATGGTCATACGCTTGCTTTCTATCAAGCTCTTAAGTTTGGCACAGGCTGTGATCTTAGGTTTATTTGATGTATTAAATCCTTTACGATACCGGCGCCCAGTACCCATCCTTGCAGGCTCACTTAGGAATGTACCACGGATATTTTCTTCGCCTATCTCAGCCACGCTGATCAGTGCCGCTTCACCCAGGGTATTATTTTCTAAACTATAATAGATACTGTTCACGGGCACAGTTTCAGCCAGATATTTGGTGATCTCACTAAGGATTCCTATCTGTTGCTGTACTGGAGTACGATTGTGTTGCCACTCTGCTACCTGTGTGAATGTAGGTATTTCAAATACCTGTATAGCACTAGGATCTCCGCCAGTGCCTAGACTAGGATCTAATGCTACCAGATAAGTCATCTTAGGATCAGGACGTTTATACCAACGTACCTGTCCTTGTCGTTCGAGCGGCTCTATACCCTGCAATTCTATTAAGTAACTAGGATTAATTAATGTCTCATCCCAGATGATAAATTCACAGTCCATCTCACGGCGGAAACGTTCATCGCCTAGTTGGCTACGAGTCTGTACTGCCCAGGCGTCATCACGATCTGGATGCTCATTCCAATAACTGCGGAATGCTTTAAATCCATTTTGTCCTAGTTCTGTAGGATTACCAAAATCATCAAACTGTTTATTAGCACCTTTCCATAGGGTAGCAAACTGATCTTCGTCACTGTTGGGGGTACTAGTGATAATACATTTACCACCAGTTGCTAGTGTTGGACTGATCGAAGTCCAAAACTCACGACCAATAGTAGGGCGGACGAACGCAAACTCATCTGCGTATAGTAACGAAATACTCATACCTCGACCAGTGTTTTCTGTTGTAGTAGCACTCACTATGCGACTACCATTGTCAAAGTCAATGCTACCTTTGTTATAACTCACAGCACCAGCACGTATAAAGTCTGGCACGCTTTCGTAAGCGTAGCGTATACGTTGCATGATTTCTTGTGAGCCTGT